TTTCATTAATGAGTTTGATATAAAACCACAACCATAACAAACATAATTAGTAATTTTTTCATTTACTTCTTGTTTATAACAAGCATCAGAACCACATCTAAGGCATTTAACTAATTCATCCATTATAATTTTTTTAATTTAGGTAATTTTAATTTAGGAGATAGTTTTTCTCCCCCATTTATTTTTTTAAGTTTAGGTAATGATAATTTTACTTGTTCAGGGATATTAATTGTATTTTCTAATATTTCATTTATTTTAGCTTTCATATTTTCAAAAGCAAAATAAGTTCTACTATGATATCCTTGTCTTTTTGATTGTTCTAACCAAAACTTATAATCATTATATATTTCCTTATATGATCTATTTACTTCCATTATGTTGGGTTGAAACCATTGAGATTCTGCAAGTAACATATCTTTTTGTTGAACTGAAGGGTGGAGATTAGTTAATGTTCCATTGAGTAACAAAGTAAAATCTTTTGAAAGAAAATCTAACTGACCAGACCACCCAGAACAAATTATTGGTTTATTTACTAAAGAAAATTCTAATAGAGGTCTACCAAATCCTTCTCCCCTAGTATGAGAAACCATAGCTTTTATTTTAGGGTGGTTGTATAATTCATTCATTTCTTGATTAGTAAAATTACCATGTAAAAGATAAATACTAGGTAAATTTTTACCACAACTACTACGTATTATATCAATTCTTTTCATTATTTCTCTTCTATCCATATAAGAAGAATTTACTGAAGATGTTTTTAAAATTAATGCTGGTTTTTTCTTTTTATTTTTAAAAGTATCATAAAAAGATTTAACAGTAACACCCATATTTTTTCTATCTTCACCTAAACTACCCTGCATCCAATGTCCTACAGCTAAAAAAGCAAAATCTTCAGGGATAGAATTAATATCTTTTAATAAATTTAATTCTTTAAATTCAGAATCTTTAATAGGTTTATAAATATTTAAATCAGCTCCTTCTAATAATACTTCTATAGGTTTTTCAATTTTAATTTCTCCTATTTTTTTATTTGTTTTTTGATCTACTTTATCAAATTTAGAATTTAAAAATACTTGTTTAGAATGTTCAGATGAAACAATATTTAAATTCATTTTATTCATACCTTCAATCCAAGGGGCAGAACATAATGTTGTTTCAATTCCAGCTGTAAATCCTATATTAAATTTCCCAATAGCTTGAAACTCATTAGGTACAGTAATCTGTGACCAAATATCAGGTTGGGAAGTTAACTGTGTTGTAATATGTTTTTGTAAAAACTTCCATTCAGGATTATCATTAATAAATCCAAAAGAAGTACTACCCCACCTTTGAGGTATTATTTTAACATCATATTTATTTAATTCTATTATTGATTTAACTAAATCTCTTGACCTTGCTCCATATCCACTGTAAGTGTCAATTGGGCAACTTATAACAAATGTATTTTTCATATTTAATAAACTAATTTATGTGGTAAAATTCTTTTTTCATAATCTGTGTCTTTAAGGAATTCATATTTTTCTCTAGGTTCCCATGTTGAAAATAATTCTTCCATTCCTTCCATAACTCTATTTGCCATTTTTTTAGAGGTAAACCCAGCTTCATCTCCCTTAGCCCAGTTATACCCCTTTTTACCAATAGCTTTTCTTTCTTCCTTTTCCATCTTATATAATTTCATAATTTGATCAGCTACATCATTAATATCATGATGATCATCATATATATAAGGAGTTGGAGGAGAACCAACTAAAGTACTTGATTTAACATAAACCGGTAAAGCCCACTCACCATGTTTTTTATATTTTCCTTTATGGTTAGAAGGGAATTCATCATTAAATTCAATCCAATCTCCATTTTCATCTTCAAATCTCATTTGGTCTTGCATTCCCCCAGTAACTACTGCTATAAAAGGTGTTCCTGTTAACATAGATTCAGTTAATGATAATCCCCAACCTTCAGCGTTTGATATTTGTATTACACCATCTGCAGAATTATATAATAAATTCATTTCCTGAGTTGATAACTTATGTTGTAATATTCCTACTCTACAAGTTTCAGGAGGACACATATATTCAATTACAGCTGTTAAGTCTGTCCCATGATCAAATGATGCTTCTGTTTTTAAAGTTAATTGACATTTTTTAGCTTCTTCTGGTGGTAATTGTTCTGTAAATAATTTCCATGCCATTATAATATTAGAAGGTTGTTTTCTTCTTATATTTCTTGAATTATAAATTAAATGAAAATTATTATCTTCAGGTAATCCTAAATTTTTCTTAAACTGTAGTAATTCAGGAGAATTATCTTCTAATATATTAAATAAAGTATCATTTAATCCGTGAGGAACATATTTAAATATTTTATTTTTACCTTTACTACCTAATACTAATTTATTAATATTAACAGTTTGTTTAGATATTCCTAATAATAAATCACAGGATTCATAGTATTCCTTATTATACATTGGAGCTGGGTAATTATCCCAAATATTAAGATATATTATAGGCATTGAATTTCTTATTTGATCTTCAGAATTAAACAACCAAGCAAAATATCTAGGATCAGTTATTAAAAATAAAGCATCTGGCTTTTCATTATCTATTATTGCTCTTAATTCATCTATGCTTCCATACCCTTTAGTAGGGTATAATCTTACATAAGGGTCTTTTTCTTCTACTAATTTTTGAGATATTATTTCTCCAGCAAGATCAATAATTTTACCTTTATCTGGGTGATCTACTGCTCCTGCTATTTGGGCCCAATTGTATTTATGTAAAGTATTAAAAACAATTTCTCTTCCTATTTGAGCAACACCAGAATGAACTCTAATATCATCTGTTATTAAAAGAATTTTTTTTCTATCTTCTTTTTTAATATAACCTTCTTTCATTTATTATTAAATTTTAATTATCAATTTCTAAATTATTGTGATTGTGTATTTTTTTTCTAAAATCTTCATCTGTAAGATATAAATGTATAGCTCTATCAGATAGTTTCTGAAATGAGAATTTACGTCTTACACATTCAATTTTAAAATTTTCGAATAAATTACTTTTTACTTTTACACTTGTAAGTGTCATAATTTTTTTATCAGTCATAGTTTTACTTTTTAATTTATATTTGTCTATACGTATATGTGGATTATGAATTTTTACCAAGGACATTACATAATTCATCATTTTCTTTAAATGCGCAGAAATGACAATTCCATTTTGATGGTTGTGGAATGTGAAATGTTTCTTTGTATCCGTTATAGTCAAATGCTTCATTTATAAATTCATTTAAAATTTTAGTTGCTTTATTTAATTTATTTCTTCCAGAGGCAGGAGAAAATGTTTGTATTCGTTTTTGAGGATATTCCCCACCATCATACACTTTTCTTCTAACAATTAGGAACTCAATATCAATACTTTCTTCTACTAATCCAAATTGTTCTGCAAAGAATTTTTTATATAAAATTAATTGGAATTGTTTTTCTTCATCTTTTTTAGCATAACTATTCCAACCCTTAGTACTGGTTTTTATGTCGATTATTTGGAATGTATCTGTTGGTTCGTGGTACATTACAACATCTAAGAAACCATTGTATATAACGTTTTTATACGCGTTATTAGGCGTAATAGATATAGGTACCTCACAACCTACTAAAAACCATCCTTTTTTACTAAAATATTTACTTTTATTTTTTTTAAAATAATCTAAAATTTTTATACCATCTTCAAAAAATTCTCTTATTTCTTCAGATGAACTAAAATGTTGATTTTTATTTTTTTTATATTGAATTAAATATTCTTCTCTTAATTTGCTTTCTAATAATTCTTTAATATTAATTCTATCAGCTTCTGCTCCACTTTTATCATACATTATGTCTAAATAATGTTGTAAAACTTCATGAAAAGCAGTACCAAATACAGTATGAATACTAGGAGTATGTTTTTTATAGCCTTCTTTGTATTGAAGAGCCCACTTTTTAGGGCAACTTCTAAACATAGATAATTGGGAATAAGAAATATTTTTCTGATACCCAAAATTGATAGGTTCAGGTTTATGGTTTCTAATTATTTTTACTATTGGTGGTATTTTCTTAGCCAAGATACTATTTTTTCCATTTATTGCGTCCTACTAACAGACCAATAATACCATAATTAGCAATGTCTATAAAAGTATCTTCCATTCCTTCACCCTCAACAAATGCTCTACCATTCAATAATAAATTTTTTAATCTACTAATTTTATCAGTTAATCTAATACATAACCCAGTAAGAGAAAATTTTTTATCATTATTATTATTTAAAATATCTCCCCCTAAAGCTATATTATTTAACCCATAATCCATATGTTTAGCGGCAAATAACTCATACATTTCTATTTGTATTTTTTTAAATTCACCTGATAATTCTGGGTATTCTACTTCAAATAATTTTATTATTTCTTCTTTATGAATTTTTTCCATAGTATTTTTCTATTATTTCTAACCTTTCTTCAGCAGAAGCTAATAATTTTAAACTTTTTGTAGCATCTTTAAGGAAATCATCTGCAGTGTGGTCTCCTATTCCTACTGCATTTTCAGTTAATAGTTCTAAAGACATTAATGCTTTAGATTTATCTGCTTCTGCTTGAGTTTTTAATGCTGTTATTACTTTATATTGTGCCATTTTATAATTTTTTAATTAATGTTTTTATTTCTTTATCGTTTATACCTAATCTAATAAGGATTTCTTTAATATCCTCATTATTTAATAAATTTATATATTCATTTGCTTCTACAAAACTACATTCAAAATATTTTACCATAGGTTCTAATATTTCTTTTGTGTTTTGTTTTGTTTTTGATTTAATGTATCTCAAAAACATTTTTTTTCTAGGGAGCATTTCACAATAAAAATTGTAAATTCCTTTTTTATCTGTTGGTGAGAATTTTTGTGCTAAATTTGCAATTTCTATATAACCTTGATACATTGATACAAATCTATGTATCATATAAGCATTAAAATTCTCCCAAGCACTTTCTTCAAAACTATCTAAACTTGACTTCTTATCAGTAAGTTCATTTAGCCATTCAAAAATATTTTTAGGATTTAATAAGGACATCTTTGTATTCTTCCCTTAATTCTTTAGGTAAAGAATCTTCTAAAATTTTACCTGTTTCAGAATCATAAAATACAGGTATAGGCATAACTGCGTCAGAATCAGTTCCTGTTACAAATTTAGATACTTTACGTAGTAAAGCTCCTTGTTTCCATATTCTATTTCCACTTTCAGTTTCAATAGCTGTTGTATTTTTTAAATCAATATTGGGTTGTTGTTGTGGTTGCATAATTAATAATTTTAAATAATATTTGGTTTAATTGTTTCAATAATTTTAGACATCAAAGCCATACAATTTACTTCTTTGTCTATTCTAAAGTTTGATTGATATGAATATTCATTTATATAAAATGCAATCATACCTTCTTTTCCAGATGCATATTCAGATGAATTATCATATAAAAATCTATATAACCCTTCAAAATCCTTTACATTAGAATCTGCTACTATTTGTCTAATTGTTCTCCAATTAGGTTTTTTTAATTTTAATTCTTTTAATATTTTATTTTGATAATTACTTTCTACTAATACATCATTATCAAGTTTTAATGTGTTATCTACCGTAGATACTTGTATAGTATTAAGCATTTTACGAACATCAGGGTAGTTGTTGTTGACTATAATTGCTAGGTCATCTACGCGTACTTTAATATCTTCTCTATCAGTAATATCTTTTAAATGTTTAACAATATCTAATTTACTGGGAGGGATTATTTTTAAAGTTTGACATCTAGATTGCAAAGGATCAATTATACGTTCTAAATAATTACAAGTTAATATAAATCGGGTTGAACGAGAAAATGTTTCGATTACATTTCTTAATGATGCTTGAGCCATTATTGTTAAAAAATCTGCCTCATCTAGGATAACTATTTTTAATGATTTAAAAGACATTGTACTAGCAAATCCTGATACTTTATCTCTAATAGTTTCAATCCCTCTTTCATCAGAAGCATTAATATATAATAAATCACAATCAATATTTTTTGCTATTAATTTAGCTAATGTTGTTTTACCTGTACCTGCAGGCCCATAAAATAATAAATTTTGAATATCATTTTTTGATATGTAACTTTTAATAGTATCTTTAATACTTTTATTCCCTATATAATTATTTATATTAGTAGGTCTATATTTTTCAACTAGTAGGCTATGATTTTTCATGACGTAAATATACGAAAGTTATTTTGGGGAAACAAATTATTATGCGCCTTGTTTAAATTCTCCATACATACTAAATTCTTTAGGTTTTTCTTCAGGTACTTCATATTGATGGGTTTCAATAGCATATAACTTACTATCTAAAGGAGATAATCTAAACTCACAAGGTTTACCTGTAGATTTAAAATGAGCTTCTAGAGTGTCAGTTAAAGACTCATGTACTACTTTTTTTTTATCATCTACTAAAGCCCACTTGTCTCCAGGTGGTACTCTAGTAGCAATAAGCTTATTATGTTCAGTTTCTTTTATTTCCATATTACATTCCCATCATCATTGAAGGATCCATTTGTG